CAATTCGGTTCCATCTGCCGCGACAAACTTGTCCAAAGTCAATCCGCCTTGCCTGAACAGTCTAGCTTTGGTGATTCCAAGTGTGTCCTCTTGGAATTGTACGCTCTGCGTCTTCAGCCAAGCCTGATAAGATGTAGCACGCGGTACAACTCCAGTCAACTGGCGCACACGGCGTCGCGAGAATGAATCGAACGGTCCTTTCATGCCTCTTGGCAAGTCGTCCCGCGATGCAGCTTTTGGAAGATTGTGTTCGTCTGTGAACTCTCGAAGCAGTTGCTTCTGCGTGGAGGCTTTGGCGGGTCTGTTTCCAAGAACCTCGCCATCAAATGCAGCGACGCGCAAAGACCGACAGGCCATATGCAGAGGAGGACGAGGACCCCTACCGACGGGAAATGTTTTTCCATCGTTAGCCTTACAGATCGGGGTTGTTCGTGAATCCAATGTCGCAACGAATAGTTCAGCGGTCACGATATCCGCATTTTCTTTGACAAATTCGTCTCTCGCTGCGTTGGCAATCGATTGCACTGCACTCCGCGTTAAAGCTTCGGCTTGCCTGCGCGTTGTGTTCGTTACTCCATCAGTTCCATTGAGAGCCTGTGTGCCTACAACTCTGCGCGCAATATCCGCACTCGACTCACCTGCAATCATTCCCATCTGCACCGCATTTCGAATACGGCGCACGTCATCGTCAGCGAGCGCACTCATCCAATCTTTGAGTAATGCACCTTCGAATGGATTGACATTCACAATAGCTTTCAGCTGTCTCGCAGGCGGAAGAACCGTCTCGATCAATACTGGTGCAGCGGTCTTGAACACTCCATCCATCCACAATGGCTCTTGCTGTCCCAAGTCGCTCATCTGGTTCAACAGGAGGGTCTTCGAATCATCCCAGGCGCTACCGCGAATCCCTTCGATGCTCTCAAGTAGCGCAATCATGCGACGCTGTTCGATAGGAGTAGTCAACCCGTCATTGTTGGCAAGCCTGTCGCGAATTCGCATTGCAATCTCTTCTTCGGTAGCGTCAAGCAACGCCCAGATCTGGTTGCGCAGAGTTGCGCTATACCTCAGAAGGAATGTCTGATGCCGGATAAGCGCATCCAGCAGTTGCTCATTCGCAGTTTGCGGCACGCCTATTTACCGGGTTGCGGAGCGTTTGCGGGCGGCTGGGGCCCCGATCGTTGCTGTGCTGGGGGTACTGGTGCCATACTTGGTACCGCTGCGAACGCTGCCGCCTTACGCTTCAGTACCGCAAGGTCTTCTTCTGCGATCAAAGCCAGCTCCTCATCGAGTGTCAGCTTGGTCAACCCACGTTCTGACATCCTGTCATGGATGCTCTGCAGCGACATGGGCGCGCCCATATTCCGCGCATTAACAAGGGCAAGCAGATCTGCAGGTAACATTGACTCATCCGCAAACTCGAGGTTCGGAGTCACTTTCACCTTGGTCGGATCGCTACCCATCCACGCCGCAGCAATCTTAAGAATGTTCTCCAGTGCCAGTGCTGCACTCAGCGCAATTTGGTTCAGCGTTGCAGTCTGCGCAGCAAGTCGAGTGCTGAGCGCATCACCGCTCTCCTGCTTCCCGGCGTCTGGGGAAATCAATTGGCCTGCTTTGGACGTAGCTTGTTTCTTGTCGTTCTCGAGACACGACCGCTGTTCAGCAAGCCCTTCGGAACCGATTCCGATGTACTTGGCGTCACCGCCCATGTTCATGTCGAGTCGTGCACCAGCACCTACTCGGACACCATCGTTTCCCGCGCCGCCTGACTCAGCTGCCGGGTCAGGGTCAACGATACCGCCGATCGTCACCAATGTGTCCTGGCCTTGAAGGAACAACGTCTGCCTGTAGTCAGCTTCCCCGCGATAGATCGCCATTGCCAGTCTGCCCAGACCAATCAATGGCGGATTGTCCGGAGACGTAATGATGTCTTTGCTGTTCAGAAACACGAACGGAATCTGATGCAGAGGTTGGCCACGAAGCACAGGAACTCGATAGTTCAATGCATCCTGAAACGACGTACTGTCCTTCTCAGTGAATACACCTTGCGCGTAGATCATCTGTTCGGGGTTTGTCGCCACAGTGACCACCCTGACCGGGTTCGGCCTTGCCTCTACAGTGCCGTCCTCCTTCTGCACTGGTGCAGGAGCTGTAAGCTGGGACTGATCAAAAAGGCGCAACACGCGCCATTGTTCTTTGATCTCCCATTCCAGATCCGGTTTCATCACCTGGCTGGTTTCGTCCAGTACGACAAGCTGGAGCGCATTGACACCGACATGGTCAGCGCTTTCGTTCCAGTTGATGACGGTCTCGGCGAAATACGTCGCAATGTACGGCACCGGGTTCAACGGATCGGCATTTGGGGGCAGGTCCAGAATCATACCCACACGGCCTGTCACCAGTTGTTCGACGTTCAACCTGCGCAACAGCGCCTGCAACGACTCGCCGTCGATTGTCGCTTTGAGAGAAAAGTCGGTCATGTCATCTGGCAGATCGATGACAGCAGGCTTTTGATGCAACAGACCGATATACGATTCGACCGCATCGCTCACAAAGTCATGAAACACAGCGCGAAGCTTGTAGGCTTCATAATCCTTATTCCCGCGTGTCTTGACGTTGGTAGTAGAGCCTTGCCCGTCCAATACCTGTCCAGGCGTCGCAGGTAGGTATTTGGTACCTTTGGCCTTGACCTGCGCCTCTCCTTCGTAGGCGTCGCGCATCATCACCCAGTCTGCAATCCGAGAAGCATAGCTTGGGTGATAACTGTTGACAGACATGATTAAGTACCTTTCGTCTTTCCGCTCTTCGCTCTTGTGATGGTGCTCACTATCTTGTAGCGAGTCTCATCACCAATGTGGTCTTCAGAGTCCGTATCGACATCGTCCATGTCATCCTCATCGCGTGGAAGCGTGGGGAACAGGTCGAGAAACATGGTGCAGGTATTGAACACAAACAGTCCGGGCCTCTCGCGTGGTATGCGTCGCGGCAAGCCTTGTTTGTCTGGCACGTACACAGGCAGCGCGTCTTTCAGCCGTTGTCTGCAAAGCTCCCAGCCCGCCTTGCGGCTTCCTGGTGACTTGTCTGAGCGGAGCCAATGGATCCCTTTGTATGTGCTGCCGTTGACCTTGACGCTTCTGGACATACTGGTGGCAATGCTGGAACCGTCTTCCACGTCCCAGATACTATTGTCAGCAGGGCCCGAGCGAACTTGACCGTAGAGGCCCATTTTAAGTTCGCGCTCCACTATACCCGCAGCAATGTCATTTGCCAACATGGTCAGACCATGATTAGCCTTGCCATTCCAGCCATACCATTCAGCGAAACGAAACAGATCCCCGCGTACAGTGCTTCGCACTGTACCGTCTGGCATGGTGACATCGCTGCCATCGCTCTCCGCCCACCAGCCGACGCTGAAAGGTTTACTGGAACCCCAGTCGAAAGCACGATCCATACGCCATGTCCTTGGGATCTTAAACGGGGTCACGCTGTGCGTCTTTGTGTCCCACACATCATCGAACATCCCACCCGCCACAATATCCCAGCTACCGCCAAGCCAAGCCTTACGCTTGTTCTTGTCGGTGATCATTTCAAGCTCGGCGATATATTCAGGGCTCAGGTATTTGTTCTCTCTGTAGCTGCCCCATATACGGACCTGTGTCTTAACCACATCTTCGCGCTGTTGCGTGCGCGGGTTGAACACGTTCACAACTCGCTTGACAATCTTGCCCATTGGCGCGGCATTGACAAAGCGCTTCTTGACCCAATTATGGCCGACGCCGTATGGATTGGATGTGGCCAGCACCTCCAATGGGATCTCAGGAAGAAGGTATTGCATCGCCCGCCTCGAGTACTCTGGCACCAGCTTGATGGCACCTTGCTCCTCGAACGCTTTCCTGTCAATCCACAAAGGATAGTTCTCTGGAACGAAGCTGGAACGGTTGCATGACATCATCATGTCGAACAACGTGTCGTCGGGGTATTTTGTCAGTTCGTTCCAGCCAATAAACGGGAACTCCTGACCGTGGTAACCCCAATAATCGCTCTCGCGTTTGATAGCGCGGAACAGCAACTCCTCACCGCCAGGCCAATGCCAGCGATAATCGCTCTTTGAGCTCAGGAACCTTGCGCCGTCTCCGAACTCAGGGAACCAGCGCATAGACTTGGACACTAGGTCATCCAAGTTCTTATATTCACGGTCGAATATAACGCCGCGCCAGAAACGACCATAGCCCAGTCCACAGCGCCTACGAAAGCGCATCAACTGCCCGTCAGTCTTACCAGGGCCGCGTGTGCCATCGTTGAAGATAATGTGAGCGGGACAGCTCTGCACCAGCGTCTGCGAACCCTCCAGCGATTGCCAGACGATGCGCGGAGCTAGTGAACGGGGCTTGAGTGCGTCAGTTAGCGTCGCCTCGTGCATCCTGAGCCAGCTTGTCTTGCGCCTTCATTGCGACGGATTCCCATTCGTCCATCGACGCGATACCTGGGACCATCATCACGCCACCTCGGTGGTTCACATCTTGCTGAATCTTCGTCGGGGCGTCCATACCATAGTGGCTCATCAATTTCGAAAGAGCGGCGACACGCATCGCACCGGTATTGAGCGGACTGAACGCTTCCTTCATCAGCTGGTTGATGATGCGCGTCCTATTGAATTCTTCAAGGTCATGTTCATCGACCGGTGCATGTTGGATCTCTCGGATCCGCTTCTGCACGTACGATTCAGTCATGAACTTTTCAGCCCACTCCTTTGCGAACGCATTCTGGAAGCCGAGCCTGCGGCAGGCGTTCAGTGGACTATAGTCGACAAGGTATTCGTCGACGAAGCGATTGCGAAGTGCTTTCTCGCGCTCGCCCATTTCTGGTTCGAACTGAGTCCATACCCAGTCTTGACCGGTACTACTGTTCTCGGGAACCATGTCCCATCGCTCCTTAGCCCGTACCCTGGGTGCATACCCTTGTACGGTCGGAGTATGGTAAGCGAAGCTTCAGTCGGATTATATCGGCAAGCCGACCCGCAATTCGATTAACGCGTCACTGCGTCGGCGCGCTCGCAGGTTTGGCCGCGAGCCCGAGCGTTTCCAGCTTCTTCTGCCACGACGCCCGCAAAACGATCAGCTTCTCCAAACAACTCGGCAAACACTCTGGCGGTAGTGGTTGCTGGCGAGCAGTCTGGGGCAGTGGTGGACGCTGTACCTGCGGGGTGACGGAGGGCGTCAAGGGCAAGGTTGGCGGTACGCTGCAGGCTGGCAGACTTGAGATCAGCAGCATCGCGATCAGCAGCAACAATATCGAGACGAGCTTGTCCATGTTTCTCCACCTCTTGCAAGTCGGCGTTTTGTTTCTGAATCACATCGAGCAAGCGCCGGATTTCCTTCTCAGCTGCTTGCGCTGCTTTGGTTCGCTCACCAGCGTAGCCTTCTTCCTTCCTTGAGATCTCAGCGTTCTTGACAGCAGAGACGTAGGTGTAGGTGCCCCAGCTAGCGAGTAACCCGCTGACCACAACTCCGCCGACCCCACTGATAACCCATATCGGTATCATTCTGCTGAGTCCCGTTCGTTCGCAATCTCAATCCACACTTCCTCGCCAACGAAGTTGAGCGCTCTTGCGATGCTGTTGTAGAGGGGGCGGTAGGCATCC